TGGTCCTAGATTTAATTCTGCGATGCTTACAGATAATGCTGCTATTACATCTTTGGCGTCTACTGATGATTTCCTTGTGTATGATGCTTCTGCTTCTGCACTAAAGAAAGTTAATTATCAATATGTCCATAGTGGTGTTGCTGATATGGCTGCTAATACAGTCAAAGTCAGAGATGCAGCGACTACAGGTGCTCCATCAGATAAGACAGTTGCAGACACTCAGCTATTGATAGGTGACGGCACAGGCTTTACTGCTGCTGCACTTTCTGGTGATGTTACAATGGCCAATACTGGTGCTGTTACTATTGCTAATAATGCAGTAGAAAATGCTATGATGGCTGATAATGCCATTGATACCGCAGAAATTGCTGATAATGCAGTTGGTCTTGCTGAGATGGCCGGACTTGCTAGAGCTAGTATTATCGTTGGTGATGCTAGTGGTGATCCTTCGGCATTAGTAAAAGGTACATCAGAACAAGTACTCCGTGTAAATACTGCGGGTACAGATTTAGAATATGCAGACGCCGTTGGTGGTGCTGCATGGGTACTAAAGTCAGCTAATTACACCTCTGTGGCTGGCGATGGTGTTATGGTAGACACCTCTAGTTCTGCAATCACAATTACTTTGCCTGGATCTGCATCACTTGGAGATTTTGTTAGAGTTTTAGATGCTACTAACAATGCCGCATCAAACAACATCACTGTAGCACGAAATGGACATAACATTCAAGGTTCAGCTGCTAACTTAACAATCGCTACAAATAGGGCTGCTATCGGTCTTGTGTATGTTAATGTAGCTCAGGGTTGGGTATTGATTGAGAACTAATAATGACAACACTTAAATCAATTAAAAACAAATATCTTCAAGCTTCAGATGGTTCTTCGTTAGGTGTAGATCAAAACAAGGACAATGTTTCCTTATTGGCGTTCAAAATGGCAGCTGCCGATAGTATTGCCAAGTTTGATATGCGTGATGGTATGTTTGATACTTTCACAGATGCTACTGGTGTAGATGCTTCTGCTTCTACCAACGAAAATCGAGGACCGACTAATTATTTCAGTGGTGGTACAGAACCTAACTATTATGGTGATAGTTCTTTAGGGAATTGCACGTTTGGCACAGGTGGAGTAACACAATCAGGTAACACTACAGGCATAGATTCTGTTTTAGCTACTGGCTCTGCTGCTGGTGGTGGTGGCAGTTCCAGTTACGGCGACCAAGTGCCAAATTCATCTGAGTGTTATGAATTTACAGTATTAAACAAGTCAGGTTCGTATGACGGTGATATGGTTGTTGCTAACTTTAAAGACTTAACGATTGACTCAGGAGTTACACTAACAACAGATCAACCATGTCGTGGTATGTTCATCTATGTCAATGGTAACTGCACTATCAATGGCGCATTGTCCATGACTGCCAGAGGCGGCGCATCAGACCCAACAGCGTCAGGCGGTTCAGATAGTTCTGCTGTTGGTACAAACGGTTTGCAGTACGGTGTTGTGACATCTGGTGGATCAGATACATTTACAAATGATGGTTCTGGTTTTGCTGGAGTAGGTACAGCAGTTAAAACGGCTATTGCAAATCAAGATAACTTATCAAGTAACGGCACGATTCTAGCTATTAGTAAAGAAGGTGCCGCAAGACAAACAAAAACATCAAACAACTATCCAACTCACGGTAACAACGGAACATCTGGTGCAGCTACAATCTCAACAGGTGGCGGAGGTGTTTCGGGTTGTGCCCCAGCAGCAGGAACAGTTTTTGGTGGTAAGGGTGGAGCCTTTTCTGGTGGTTCTGGTTCTGCTGGTTCTTGGGGTGGCAGTAACGCTTCTGGCGGGCCTGACAATGGGGTAAGTGTTGATGATGGGGCAGACTACGGTGGACATGGTGGTGTAGCAGCTGACAAGCATCACGGCGGATACACAGGGTACTGTGGTGGTGGTGCTGGTAACCCCGGCGGTGATAACGATAGAAACCAATCAAATGGTCAAAGTTGGCCTGCACCAAACCCAGGTGGTAACGATGGTGTTGGCGGAATCATTTGGCTTATTGTTGGTGGCAACCTTACTATTGGTTCTGGTGCAACAATTCAAACCAATGGTACAAATGGTCATGAGGCCAACTCAAACTTTGCTGGATCGGGTTCTGGTGGTGGAGCAATTCATGCAGCATATACTGGCACACTGACAAACAACGGAGCAATTCAAGCAAACGGTGGTACTCACGGCGACCAAGCGCAATCTTCTGGAGATTACGGTGAAGGTGCTGACGGAGGTAACGGTGGAACACAAACAACACAGATTAGTGGTACATCGTTTAATGATTTGACTTTAGTTTCAAACGCAGTCACAGCATTAGCACAACCCACTGCAGCTGATGTAGTTCTAACCTACACAAACGGTGCTGGTACAGCTACTATCAATACGGACTTAAAAGTTTTTGTATCCAGGGATAACGGAACGACATATACAGAAGGAACTTTGGTACAAGAAGGCACTGTAGACAGTGATACTATTCTTGCTTGTCGCCGATTAGATATTTCTGGACAACCCGCCGGAACTTCTATGAGATATAAGGTTACTACACATAATCAGTCAGCTTCAAAAGAAACAAGAGTTATGGCTGCATCTTTGGCTTGGGCGTAATGTGAATGGCAAATCTCAAAGATATAGGTTATGGTGTTGGTAAGTATCTAGAAGTCTCTGATGCATCTGGTATTCCTGATATAGGAACCAACCGAAAGAATTTAGACCTTCTAAACTTCAAGGTCGCTACCAATAACGCTTACGCTCTTTATAATTTTAAAGATGGTATGATAGATGCATACCAGACTTCCGGTGGTGTAGACGCTGGTACATCTACTAATGAAATTTATGATTCATCTGGTGACTATTATAGTGGTTATTTGCAGACTGTAGAATCAGTTACATCTAGTGGAGGTACAGTAACCACAGATGGTGATTATACAGTACATAAATTTACAGGTAGTGGCAACTATATTACAGATAAAGAACAAACAGATTATGAAATATTAGTAGTTGGTGGTGGCGGTGCTGGTGGAACTTATGGTTCTGGTGGCGGCGGAGGTGGGGGTGGTGTTTTAGCTCAAACAGGCGTTACTGTAACAGCTGCAACTCATGCTGTAGTAATTGGTACTGGTGGTTCGGGCTCAGTAGCATATCCTAAACCTGATGGATCTATGGATGGAGTAAATAGCACTTTCAATGCTGGCCCGGCAACATACACAGGATACAAAGGTGGTATGGGTGGCGGTCAATCTACAAACTCATCTGGGGCCCCGGGATATGGATCGGGTGGTGGAGGTGCTGGTAACGGTTCAGGACCAACATCAGGATTTAATGGTGGTGCTGGTGGTACAGGCGGAAACGCTGGTGGTGATGGTTATAACCCAAACGGAGGTGGTGGCGGTGGTGCTGGAGCTGCCGGAGCTTCTGTTACAACAAGTGCAGGACCGGCCGGTAATGGTGGTGTTGGTATAGCGAGTGATATTCTAGTAACTGGTTCAGATGTTTATTACGGCGGCGGTGGTGGTGGCGGCCGCCATGGATCAGGAACTGCTGGTACTGGTGGTAACGGTGGCGGTGCCGATGGTCAAGCTAATAGTTGTGGTAATGCTCCAGATGCTCCAGCAAATACAGGTGGCGGAGGCGGTGGGGCCGGAGGCATTCCAGCCTCATGTGGTGGTACATCGGGAGATGGTGGGTCCGGTATTGTTATTATCAGACGACCTACACAAAAAATAACTACTACCTACAATAACATGACCTTAATATCAAACGCACAAACAGCACAAGCCGCACCAACAGAAGGTCGTCTAATGATATACGAAGAAACATCTACAGGATCAACTACATTAGATACGGACCTCAAAGGATATGTATCACGGGATGGTGGAACAACTTACACACAAACTCCACTGACTTTAGATACAACTTATGAAACTGGTAAAACATTAGTTTCTGGTTCAGTAGATATCTCAGGACAACCATCAGGAACCAATATGAAGTATAAAATAGAAACATTAAACCAAAGTGGTTCAAAAGTTTGCAGATTACACGGAGCATCTTTGCTTTGGGCTTAATAAATATTATAAATAGTTAAACAAAAGAGAACACTACACCATGGCTATAGAAAGAATAATTCCAGAACCAACAAATTACAAAGAGAAAAGGGTATTAGAGTATCCTACTATTGGTGATGTTATTGATGCACTGGTCAAAAAAGAAGGTGGTGACTCCACAGAATGGGATGCGATTGTCATTGCAAGAGCTGCTGTAAAAACAAAACATCCAAAATCATAATATAAGAGAATAGAACTATGCCATTAACAAAACTAGACATAAAAGGAATCAAAGACGGTACAGACGGCCAGTTGATTACTTGGGATGCGAGTACTATTGCTGATACTGTTGCAACAGGTACGGCAACACAAGTACTGACATCACAAGGTGCTGGTGCTAAACCTGCATTTCAAGATGTCGTAGATAACGCTGCAGCCATGGCATTGGCGCTCGGAGGATAATAGATAATGGCAAATGCATTTAAAAACGCTGGGGTCGCCGTAGGTGCCACAGCAACAACAATATATCAAGTACCGATTGGTGTTAATTCATCGGTGGTACATTCAATTTATATTGCCAATGTTGATGGTATAAATTCGGCTACTGTAAATATTGAAGTATCAACAGACGGTGCTGGTTCGTCAGGCTTTTTTCATGTCGCTAAGACAGTTCAAGTTCCTGCGGACTCTACACTGATACTTGATAAACCGATTAACTTATTTAACACTAATAATGCTTCTACTGGCGACTTGATGCGGGCAACTGCATCAGCGGCCAGTGATCTAGAATGCTTTATCAGCATATTAGAGATTAGCTAATGTCATATCTAGGTCAAGCTGCATTAAAGAATAGTGAATTAAAAGTATTTAATGTTACTAGTTCTACATCAGCTACCCATACACTATCATGGAATGCTCCTAATGAGCAGAGTTTGTTTATTACCATTAATGGTGTCAAGCAGCAAGAAGATGCTTATAGTATAGCGGGTACTCCTACTACTATTACATTAACAGATGCTTTAGTCGCCACCGATAAGATGGAAGTGGTAGGCGTACTTGATATCGGTGAAATAACTGTTGTTGGTGACAATACTATATCAACAGCTAAATTGGGTGATAGTGCAGTTACTACTGCAAAGATTTTAGATAGTAATGTTACAACTGTCAAATTAGGCGCTTTATCAGTAACAAATGCTAAAATGGCAGATGATGCTGTCGGTGTTGCTGAACTCTCTGCAACAGGAACTGCATCCGCCACAACTTATTTAAGAGGGGATAATGCTTGGGGTGCTGTAGTAACTTCACCTGTTGGTGCCGGAACGGATAAGGTATTTTTTGAGAATGAGATGACTGTGGATACTAACTATACTGTGACCGCCAATAACAATGCGATGAGTGCAGGAATTGTAACAGTCGCTTCGGGCGTAACGGTTACTTTGACTGGCACTAGCGTCTGGACCATCGTGTGACAACTATAAATGTTAATGCAATTGAATCATCTACAAGCACACTAACTATCGGAGAGTCCGGTAATAGTGTAGTTGCAGCAGATTCCGTTAATGTAAATCTCATTAAAGATGCCTCTGGCGCTACAATGTGGCAGAGTAATGGCTCTGGAGTTTTAAGTAACGTAAATTCTGCATTTGGTGATTCACTTGTATTGATTTCTACACAGACCGCAGATGATTCAGCTAGCATTAGTTTTACTTCTGGTATTGATTCTACCTATAAAGAATATATTTGGAAGTTTATAAATATAAATCCTGCTACGAATAGCCAACATTTTGGATTTCAAGTAAATGCCTCTGGTCAAACTGGCTACAACGAAACGATAACAAGCACATTTTTTAGGGCTTACAATTTTGAAAACGGTGCTGCACAGGCATTAGATTATTTAACTGGCAGTGATCAGGCGCAGGGAACAGCCGCTCAACATTTATTTACATCCGCGGGCAATGATGCAGATAAATGTGTGGCGGGTGAACTGCATCTATTCAATCCTGCGAGTACGACTTATGTGAAGCATTTTTATGCCACAACAAATGGTTGTCAAGACGGTGCTGTTACACAAAATGAATTTGCTGCTGGTTATATAAATGTAACGGCTGCAATTACTGCTATTCAGTTTGCAATGTCATCAGGAAATTTTGATGGTAAGATAAAGATGTATGGAGTTAAGTAATGAGTAAAGTAGTCACTACAACAGTTTTGCCTAGAGATGGTTGGGATACTCTCAACATTGGTGCTACTGGTGATACGGTAGCCATTGCTGGTGATTCTTTAAATACTAATGTACTGCAAGATGCTGGTGGTAATAATATTTTTACTTCTAGTTCAGGCACAGTATCCTCAACTGCATTACAAGGTAGTCTACAATTATTAAGTTCACAGACAGCATCTAATTCTGCTTCAGTTTCATTTACAACTCAACTAACATCTACCTATGATGTTTATTGTTTTAAGTTTATAGAGATTAATCCTGCTACGGACTCTACTAACTTCCAGATGGAAGGCTCGACAGGTAGTTTTGGGGTTACAAAAACAACCACTGCATTTTCCGCTTACCACTATGAATCTGACTCTGGGGCTGCATTGGGTTACGAGGCCGGACACGATCTAGCGCAATCCACTTCCGCACAACCATTAAGTGGATCTATTGGTAATGGTAGTGATGAGAATGCTTCAGGAGAGTTATACTTGTATGCTCCGTCATCTACAACCTACGTTAAGCAGTTCTATTCCAAGCTCAATCTATATGGGGCGGACAACCATAGTGGAAATTGGTTTATTGGTGGTTACTATAACACGGCAAGTGCGATAAGTGGAATCCGATTTTCTATGTCTAGCGGCAACTTTGACGGCACAATAAAACTCTACGGGATAAGTAAGACATGAGTATCCTAGAAGCTAAAAAGATTGAACCTGCAACAGCGACAACTGTAACTCTAGGAGCTGCAGGAGAAACTGTAGCGATTTCTGCTAGTCAATTAAAAACGAATACAATTAAAGATGCTGGTGGTAATACTCTCCTTACATCTGATGGTAGTGGAACTTTATCTAGTGTGAATTCTGCATTAGGTTCTACTATGATTTTTATCTCAAGTCAAACGGCGAGTAATTCTGCAAGCGTTGAGTTTACTAGTGGGATTGATTCTACTTATGATGAGTATGTTTTTTATATAGTGAATTATGATGTAGCAACAAATGCTCAGGAATTTGGTGTGCAATTCAGTACTGATGGTGGATCATCTTACGGTATAACAAAAACAACTACATTTTTTGATGCTGAACATAATGAGGCTGATAGTGTTGCAGCTTTATCTTATCAAACTGGTAATGATAGAGCGCAATCTACCTCGTTTCAGAATCTCGACAGAGGTAATGAAACTCATGCTGATAGCAGTGGTTGTGGTTGTTTGAAATTATTTGCCCCATCATCCACTACCTATGTAAAACAATTTTTATGGACAGGCAATAATCATAGACATTCAAATGCTAGTGTTAATACCTTTGTTGGTGGCTATTTAAATACAACGAGTGCTATTAATGCAGTGAGCTTCATAGCTGCTAGCGGAAATATAACCGCCGGAACATTCTACCTCTACGGTATAAAATAATGAGCACAGTATATACAGACACAGTAAAGACATTAAGTCCTAATCAAGATTTAACTATCGGGACTACAGGGCAGACGGTTACTTTGCCGGGTAATGACCTCCGAGTAAACACAGTTAAAGACAAAGGTGGAAACACTCTTTGGACTTCTGATGGTGCAGGCAATCTTTCTAGTGTTAATAGTGGACTGAAAGGTAATCTGCTTTTACTTTCTACACAAACAGCTTCCAATTCTACTTCTGTTTCTTTTACTACTGGAATTGACTCTACCTATGATTTATATATTTTTAAGTTTATTGATATAAATCCAAGTACAGATAATCAGCGTTTTGAATTTCAAGTCAACGCATCAGGTCAAACAGGCTTCAACGAAACTATGACCACAACCTTCTTTTATGCTAGACATAGTGAGGCCGACACTAATGCCTCACTTACCTATTATTCCGGTGGAGATCAACAGCAAGGAACCGCTTATCAAAACCTTGGCTGGATAAGTAACGATGCCGACCATTCACTTGTTGGGGAGTTGCATTTGTTTAATCCAGCCTCGACAACCTCTATAAAGCATTTTGATTCAAGAACAACTTGGAATAATGACACTGATGGTCTTATGGATGGTTATATAGCAGGATATATCAATACAACAGCGGCCATTACACAAATAGATTTCAAAATTCAAGCTGGTACTTTTGACGGCACCATAAAAATGTACGGATTACTATAATGGCTACACTTAAAACAAAAGCTATACAACCATCTACCGGAACTAATGTAAATTTAGGAACGTCTGGGGATGCTGTTTTATTGAGTAGTGATTCTATTCAAACGAATCTCTATAAAGATGCTGGTGGGAATACTATTTTTCAATCTGATGGTGCGGGAACACTTTCTAATGTTAATAGTGGTATGAGTGGTGCAGGACCTAAATTGATTACATCTACAACAGCTCCAGCTGGAACTTCTAGTATTTCATTTACCAGCGGCCTTGGAGATTACGATCACTTGATGTTTGTTTTTACAGAAATTCAGCACAGTAACGATGATAGATTTTTATCCTTTCAAGTCAGCACTGATGGTGGTTCTAGTTACGGAATTGCAATGACGAGTACATTCTTTTATGCTAATCATATGTGGAGTTGGAGTAATGCTGCTACTCTCGGTTATGACACAAGCCGAGATTTAGCAAACTCAACAAGTTATCAGAAACTAACTCAGTCTAGTGATAATGGTGGAACAATAACTGGAGCAAATGCATCAGGTATAATGCATCTGTTTGGGTGTGCTTCTACTACCTATGTAAAACAATGGTATGCAAGAGTTGGAAATATTTACTATATTCAAGGTGTATATGATAATTTCATAGCAGGATATGTAAATACAACCTCAGCAGTAAATGCAATTAACTTTAAACCAGATTCTAATACCTTTAAAGGCACAATTAAAATGTATGGTATAGCCTAATGACTTCAATACTTAAAGCCAATTCAATAGAACCAGAAGGTGCAACCACCACAATAACTATTGGAGAGACTGGCCAGAATGTTGTTATTGGTGCTGATAGTATAAAGAATAATGTAATGAAAGATGCTGGTGGTAATGCAATCTTTACATCTAATGGTTCTGGAGTATTGTCTGGTGTTAATGCAGGATTTGGAAGTGCTCAAGTATTAATATCGACTACAACAGTATCAACTGCGGTAGCTAATATTTCATTTACTTCTGGTATTGATAGTACATATAAAGAGTATGTATTTGAATATATTACTCTAAACCCTGCTACGGATTCTGTAGAATTACAGTTCCAAGTAAGTTCAGATGGTGGTAGTTCTTACGGAATGAATACTACAAGCACCTATTTTAGAGCCTATCATACACCAGATAATTCCGCAGCATTGGTGGGATATACAACAGGTCGAGATGTAGCTAACAGCACAGCTTTTGTTCCAATGGGTTTTGATTTAGGAAATGATGCAGACCAAGCTGCTTCTGGTGTATTACATATTTTTAATCCTAGCTCTACCACTTATGTAAAACATTATTATGGAAGAATTTCTATGCAACAAGATTCAGACGCTGCTTTTGACGGTTATGTGGGAGGCTATATTAATGTAGGTGCCACAGCGATTAATGCAGTCCGATTCAAAATGAGTAGTGGGAACATTAACGCTGGAACAATAAAGATGTACGGAATTAAATAACTAACGAGTATAAATAGTATAGAGAAAGAATTATGTCTGAAGTCAAAACAAATAAAATATCACCGTCTACAGGGACCGCACTAACTCTTGGAGATAGTGGGGATACTTTTACTGTTCCTGCTGGGGCTACTCTTGCAGTAGCATCAGGTGCGACAATTGATGTAACCAGTGCAACCAAGACAGGGTTTCCAGCCGCCGGTTTGAATTTTATTTCTACCACCACAAACAACGCCGCAGTATCTACATGGGACTTCACTGATGTTTTTACATCAACGTATTCAGTCTATTTTATGACGTTTGAGAATATCTACCTTGACACAGCAAATCAGGAATTGAGGTTATCGGTTGGGAATTCTGATTTATCATCACTTGAGAATGGTGGGTTTGTTATTTGGGAAACTATTATTGCCGCGACCAGTAGCACAACTTATAGGGCATCTGGTAGTGCGACATATTGCGATTTGAGTGATACCAATAGTACACATATTCCTGTATCTGGTCATTGTTATTTTTCCTCTCCGCAAGATTCCTCAATCAGGACAACATATTATGGAATATCGAGGTGGTATAGGCAAGCAACAAATCACCGCATGGGTCAATTCATGTTTTATGGGGAAGATTCTGAATCTCATGTGTCGTTTAGATTCTCTACTAGTAGCGGAAACCTTGGATCAGCCTCTAATGTTGCCAGAGTAACCCTATACGGTCTTTCGGAGTCTTAATATGACATTAACAATAATAAATAGTTTAAAATTAAATGGAGTAATGAATAATGCCTAGATTTAAAATGGTGGATGGTGTATCCGTCCAACTTACATCAGCAGAAGAAACTGCTAGAGATGCCGAAGAAGCCGCATGGGCCGCTGGTGAAAACGGCAGAGCACTTGCTGGGATGCGAGAAGATCGTGACCGCCGATTAGCTGCGACAGATTGGTATGGTGTATCGGACCTAACAATGTCAGCTGATATGACAACATACCGTCAAGCCTTGCGTGATCTACCTTCCGGTAAAACTACCAAAGCTCATGTAGATGCAGCAACGTGGCCAACGAAACCCGCAGCGTAATAAGAGGTTTTATAAATGCCAAGAACAACTATAAGAAGTGACGATATAACAGACGCTCAAATAAAGACCGCTGATATGGCAGATGATGCCATTGGGGTTGCTGAATTATCTGCAACAGGAACAGCATCTGCAACTACTTTTTTAAGAGGGGATAATGCTTGGCAGTCAGCAGATCCTGCAACTGATTCAATTGTTAATGCACAGATTAATACTTCTGCTGCAATTGCACAAAGTAAATTAGCTAATGTCGGAAAGTATACGAAAGCGGCAACAGCACCAACCTCTCCAGCGCCAGTTACAGGAGATACTTGGTATGACTCTACCAACGATGCAATGAAGGTATGGTCAGGTGCTACTTGGTCGTTTATGGGTGGTCTGACTACATATACTGGTGGTACATACACAACATATACACATAACTCTGTAGATTACGGAGTTCGTGCTTTTACTGCATCAGGAACATTTGGTGTAATCGGGTCTATCGGTACTATTGATTTTCTTACAATTGCTGGTGGCGGTGGCGGCGGTTATGATAATGGTGGTGGTGGAGGTGCTGGTGGTGTTGTTTGGACAGCTAGTTCTTCTATTGCCGTCGGAAATCATACTGTGACTATTGGTGCCGGTGGAGTAGCCGGTGCAGCTGGTGGACCTAACCCTGGCGGAACTGGTGGAACTTCTAGTTTTTCAACCGCAACGGCCGTAGGTGGAGGTGGCGGCGGTGGTGCGGGTATAAATGGTGCTAATGGTGGTTCGGGTGGTGGTGGTTCACGAAACTTTGTAGGTGGCTCCGCTACGCAAGGAGCCTCTGGTGGCACTGCTTTTGCTAATAGTGCATCTGGATCAACAAACTCCGCAACAGAAGGCGGTGGTGGTGGTGGCGCTGGAGCCGCAGGTACAGCAGGTACAACGGGAACTATCGGGAGCGGTGGTATAGGAGTCAGTACGTTTGTTAATTCTTCTGCTACCGAAACAACTGCTTTTTTATTAGCGGCGCTTGCGGGAACAGACTCATCTAACGTGGCTACAGTTGGCGGTTCTTCAGGAACTCTCTACATCGCAGGTGGTGGTGCTGGTGGTACTCAAACATCGGGTAGAACACCCGCAGTAACGGCGGCAGGTGGCGGCGCTCCAAGTGTCGCTTACAACGTCGCTACTGGTATTGCGGGATTAGTTAATACAGGTTCTGGTGGTGGTTCATCAGGTACAGGGTCTGGTACTGGTGGTATCGGTGGTTCCGGTATCGTGATTATTAGGTGGACAATATGAGTCATTTTGCAGAAATAAATAGTAATGGAATAGTTCAACGAGTTATTGTTGCTGAACAAGATTTCATCAACTCAGGTTTAGTAGGAGATTCATTCAATTGGATACAAACTAGTTATAACAATAACTTCCGTAAACAGTTCGCTGGAACTGGATTTACATGGGACAAAACTAATGAAGTATTTGTAACACCCAAACCATATGCTTCTTGGACTCTTGATGGAAACCATGATTGGCAACCACCTACAGCGATGCCTGATGATGGTAAGAAATATATATGGAATGAAGGTACTACATCTTGGGATGAAGAATAGTCCAATTGTAATAAATAATACAAAGAGAGAAAGAATATAAATGTCATATATAGGCGAACAACCAAGATTTAGTGATTACCCGTCACAACTGTTATCACCAAATGGAACAGATGTTTCATTTACACTAACGAATAGTGTACAAACTCCAGCGAGTATTATTGTATCTATTTCTGGTGTAAAACAGTCGGTTGGTGCTTATGCAGTAACTGGTACAACAATAGATTTTGGTGCAGGCAATCCTCCACCTTCCGGTACGAACACATTGGAGATTGTTTATCTTGGGCTGAAAGCAGACCCATCACCTATACAAGACCAGACACTAGGATTAAATGCTATAATGAGAACTAATGCACAGACAATTAGTGAGAACCTTAGTGTGGCATCAACAGTAAATGCTCAGTCAGCTGGGCCAATAACAATTGCAGATACCTATGTAGTTACAGTATTAGGTAATTGGACGGTGGTATAATATGGGTACATTAAGTGTAGATAAATTAATGAAAACCAGTACAGGTGCCGCAGAGTTTACACTGCCGGCTGCTGATGGTACTGCTGGACAAGCAATGCAGACGGATGGTTCTGGGCAATTAAGTTTTGGAGAAAGTGGTGGTATCATCACAACAGAGGGTGATTACTTCTACAACTACAACACTATATCATCTAATTTAACAACAACAGTAGAGACTACTAAAGCAGCCTTTGTTGCTGGTCCAATTACTATCGCTGATGGATTTACATGGACTATCAGCGGCGAACTAACAATGATCTGAGGAAAAAAAAATGGCAGCAACACTATTATTAGACACAATCACTAGTTCTGGTAGCACTATTACAGTGCCTACTGGAAAGACTATGGCGATTACAGATGCTGGTAACTTAACCATCGGTGGTGTGGCAATCACGACAGGCGCTCAAGGAGTTTTATCCAAGACCGCTGCTTATACTATTCTGGCTGCTGACTTCACGGGTAAGTCAAGTCTTATTGTTTTAGTTAATGTATCTGCTGGAACTGCCACGGAAACGGTAATCACATTGCCTGCCGCTTCCGCGTTTGGTACTTGTGCCATTCATGTTATTTCAACAGCGGCGCATGGTGCTGGGAATACTATAGCCATTAAAAATAGTTCGGCTGTGGAACAATACACTTTGTATAAGATTGGCGATCATTGCGAGTTTGTCTCAGACACTACTACTATTTTTAGAACTGGTAATGAACATTTATCTGCTTCTGGTCTTATATATAGAAATACTACAGAGCCTGTGGCAGGGGTCGCGACAGAACTTATGTTTTCAACTGGCGAATATACTGTGTATTCAGATATAGGAGGTTGGTTTGACACAACGAATTTTTGGGTTAACATCCCATTTGATTGCAATATTCTTGTACAGGCTCTAACCACCACTCAGAATACAGGTATACAACATATTGAACCTAAAATACAAAGACTATATAACAGTCGCGCCTCAACGGAGATAATTTGCTTCCCGCAGGGAGATATTAATACCCCTGTTCAACCAAATCAGCCAAGTTTTACATGGGATTTTCTTGCGGGTGACGATTTAGAATTCTATATGTATAACAACCATAGTACTGCTACTTACAATGCTGGCGGAAGTGCAAGCGGTTATAACAAAGGTTGTTATGCAAAATGGACAGTTCTAAGGCGTTATTGATATGTATGACGCATTAGGCAAACGATTAGGAACTGCGCTATTTTATTTTGTAGGTGAGTCTACTGGCTGGGAAGTTTCATTTTGCGGTAAAGAAACAGGAGTTTTAACTTGGAATAGAGATGAACCATTGCCTACGGTGGAGCTACTACAGGAAGCACTATGGAAAGGTGATTGGGCGGAGGTTCGTACACACCGAAATACACTCCTCGCTGAAACAGACTTCTACGCTCTAACCGATGTCACAATGTCAGCTGATATGACTACATACCGTCAAGCATTGCGTGATCTTCCAGCAAGTACAGCAGACTCAGAAGATGTAGTATGGCCGACTAAACCATAGAATAAATAGTATAAAGAGAAAGAATATAAATGAGCAAAGTATATACAGACAATATAGAAAAACGCACAGGTGGTACAGCAATGGCTATTCCCGCCAGTGGTGCATGGCCTAATGCTAATATTGCTACTGGTGTTGATGCTGTAAAACTTGCTGATGGTACAGTAACAAATGCTGAACTACAGTATATCAATACACTATCAAGTAATGCTCAGACTCAAATAGATACTAAAGCAGCTTCTGTAGGTAATGCTGTTCTTGGTACTGCACAGACATTCACAGCAGGTCAGAGAGGTGAAGTTACTGCTCTTACATCTGCAGCAACAGTCACTATAGATTTAGCTAACTCTAATAATTACAGTTGTACAATGGCACACAATATTACGTTTGCCAATCCCACAAATGTTGTTGCTGGACAAAGTGGTTCAATCTTCCTTACACAAGATGGTACAGGAAGTCGCACAGGATCATGGGGAACTAACTTTGATTGGGCCGGAGGCACAGCACCAACACTCACCACAACAGCGGCAGCAGTGGACAGAATAGATTATGTTGTCCGCTCAGCAACCAGTATTCAAGCAGTCGCCACATTGAACCTGTCATAGGAGACTAACTCCTATGGGCGTCTTATCAGAAAACGCAATCATCGGGGCTTCGGCTGCCGGTGGTTACGATATTGACCAGTCGTTGCGGTTTGAAGATGGTGATTCTGCTTATCTGAGTAGGACACCAAGCAGTGCGGGTAATAGAAAAACTTGGACATGGAGTGGTTGGGTAAAAAGAGGTGCGCCAGATCAGCGAGGGTTTTTGTTTTGGTCTGGAACGGACATCTCAAATAACAACGATGGAATCGAATTTGACGGAACCCAACTCAGAGCCTTTTCTTACCTTTCTGGCTCTGCTGTTTTCAACATTAATTCTAATGCTGCTAGGTTTCGTGACCCTTCGGCATGGTATCACATCGTAGTATGTTTTAACAGCACCGAATCTACAGCGGGAGATCGGGCAAAACTATATGTAAATGGTGAGCGATTAACAGGTGTTTCTGAAACACAAGCAAGCCTTAATGCTGACTGTGGTTTTATCAACACAACCACCGAACATAGAATTGGAAATGCAAATGGCAGTCACAAATGGGACGGCTACCTAGCAGAAGTCCACTTCATAGACGGCACAGCCCTAACACCATCATCCTTTGGTGAAACAGATGCCGCTACTAACCAATGGAAACCCATAGAGTACACAGGAAGTTACGGAACCAACGGGTTCTACCAGAAATACTCAGCCACGGAACTAAATACTTTTATTGATAGTAGTTCTTCTGCTCACACCATAACCGCTAACGGTGATGTAACCAACACAAGAGCGCAATACAAGGTTGGTGACTCATCCATCAAGTTCGATGGCACTGGGGATTATTTAAGTGTTCCCAGTTCATCTGATTTTAATTTTGGAAGTAGTGATTTTACTTTAGAGGCTTGGGTGAAGCGTTCTGCTGTTGATTCGCAACACGTATTAACCGGGTTTAGTAATGGGTCAGGTGTTATTCGTGCATTTTTTATGGATATTGATAATGATAATACTGTACGATTTATTATAAGAGAGGCTGATTTAACTTCTAATACAGCGAATTCTACAGGAACAATAGATACTAATTGGCATCATATCGCTGGTGTACGAGATGGTAATACATTACGGATTTTCATTGATGGTGTTGCTGATGGGACTGCTGATGTAACAGGAAAGAGCGCCGCTGATGGAACTTCTGTCTTGGGCATAGGTACTATTGCAGGTTCTGCCAGTGAACTTAATGGCTACATGGATGAAATCCGTATATCCGACGTAGCAAGATACACCACAACATTCACTCCATCCACCACAGCATTTGTCGCAGACTCAAACACTAAACTCCTGATCCACTCAGACTTTAATGGTGGACTAGGCGCAGATAGTTCTGGGAATAAAAACGATTTCACTCCTACCAATCTGGTTGCTACAGATGTTGTAATTGACACTCCCACGAATAACTTTTGTACATTTAACCCGCTAAACGGCGATTCGGATATTGTTGGAGTTTTAGCAGAAGGTAATCTACGAGTTGGTGATGGCGCAGGCCCAGGCGCTTCGGGATATAACTTGTTTTCTACTTTTGCGGTTTCGTCTGGGAAATGGTATTACGAATATAGAGATACAAGCCCTTCGACTAGAAACTCTGGCGTTGGTTGGGTTGACGTAAATATGCCAAGAGACGGTAGCGGCTCTGGAGCAATGAATGTTACTGGGTCTTTTTGGTATAGCGATACAGCATACCGAAATGGCATGACCGCTTCTGGTGGCTCTATGGGAGCCACTTTAGATACTAATGTTATTGCTGGAGTTGCTTTAGACGCTGATGCAGGAAAAATATGGTTCAGCCACAATGGAACGTGGTTTGATAGCCAAGACCCTGCAAACGGCACAAATCCAAAATCAACTGCGTCATCTAACCCTGATACATGGATGCCAATTTTTCAAGACGGCAATGATGGTTCTGGCACGATTAATTATGGTCAGGATAGTTCATTCGCTGGCGCGGTTACAGCACAAGGAAATGGCGGTACTGGCGAGGACTTCTATTACACCCCACCTACAGGATTCGTAGCGTTAAACACGGACAATCTCTCCGACCCTGCTATCGCTGATCCTACTAAGCATTTTAATACTGTTCTATGGAGTGGTGACTCAAGTTATCCACGAAGCATAACTGGAACTGGTTTTGCTACCGACCTACTCTGGTTTAAAACAAGGAATCAAACATACGATAATATTGTTCTAGATTCTGTCCGTGGTCTTGGCTCAGGTAATGACAAGGCTATCGTAACTAATTTGACTTCAGCAGAAGGTATAGATAGTGGGAATTTCAATGTATCTTCCTTTGATTCAGGCGGCTTTACGATGGCAAGTCCATCTAGTACGGATACGCAGAACGCAAGTGGCGATACTTATGTTGGATGGAACTGGAAAGCAGGAGGCACTGCTGTATCCAATACTGATGGAACTATAACGTCATCAGTTAGTGCGAACACTACGGCTGGTTTTTCGATAGTTAGTTACACTGGATCAGGTAGTGCGGCTACGATTGGACATGGCTTGAGTTCTGCTCCGGAATTAATCATAGTGAAAGCGCGAAACACCGCTGGTTATGATTGGCTCGTTTATTCTGATCCTGTGGGGAATACAAAAAATCTGCGTTTGAATTTGGCAAATGGCGAACAAACAAATTCGGTATTTTGGAATGATACAAGCCCAACCGCATCAGTATTCTCTGTTGGAACAGGTGGTGATGTCAATATTGCTGCTACTACTTTTATAGCCTACTGTTTCCATTCAGTAGAAGGCTACAGCAAGGTAGGATCGTCGTACACGGGTAATGGTAGTGCAGACGGAACTTTTATCTACACGGGAATGAAACCAGCATTTTTGTTAGTAAAAAATATACCGACTGCCGCTAGGCAATGGTTTATTTTCGATAGTGCAAGGGATACTTACAATACTGTAGTGAAAAAACTCTATCCTAACTTAACTAACGCAGAAGCAGATGCTGATGCCTATGATTTTGTTTCAAACGGATTCAAGGTTAGGTCAACTGATGCTAACTGGAATACCAGTGGTGAATCTTATTTGTATCTAGCATTCGCAGAATCACCATTTAAGACATCCAATGCTAGATAGGAACGTATAAATAGTATAAAGAGATAAATAGTCATATGGCAAGTAAAATACAAGTAGACAAAATTGCAAGGGGCTCGGGAAC